TAGTAAATCCAGTTGCTTTCAAATATACCAATACTAAAACAGCTACTACAATACCAAGACATACTATATATCCAGTTAAAGGGTTGTTAAACATTAGTTATCTCCTTCAATTCTTAATAACAATTTAATAGCCAGCTTCTGAAACTCTGCCGGATACTGATACCATGCCCACTCTCTAGGCCAATCGGTAGCTATATTAATAGGGTGATTGGCTAATGTAAATAGGTCATAGTGTCGCACCCATCCATCTCTCTCTTTTGCTTTCATCATCCCAACAACTCCTTATTAAAAGAATTTATTGATGGATATATTTTAAACAGTTTACCATCTACAAATACCTTAATCTTTTTAGATGGTTTAACTTCTATCAACTCAACATCGACAGGAATCATGTCAAACTTAGCTTGCCATGCGTCCACTAATGCTTCATCTTTATTCAGCATTTTTACCTACCTTTCTTAGTGATCCAAGAATATAATTTGTTTATTCATTGTCCAACACAAACCACAATCTCCACAGCTTTTGGATTTACCTGTTTGTTCTGGACATACTACACCCTCACTGCTGACATGCTCACTGTTGGCAGACAGTAGATCGTCTGGTCTATTACTAAACCTAACACAAAAACTTTCTGGATATTGAGTACGTAATTCATCCAATGCTTTACCTATGGCAGTGTCAGGGTGCCACCTAGAATAGCCATAGACTTTTAGTGCTGGTCTATTCTTCAGTTGCTTGCCCCACCACTTAACATATTTCACATTGAAAAAGTCACCAAGTATGTGAGTACGTACTACATATCCTAGTTTATGTTTTCTATCTAAGTCATTGAGTTCCTTAGACATTCTCGACATGAGAATTGTTTGCTGCACTGTGGTTTTTGTTTGAAACCTGTGAGCAAATGGCATGTTGTTACCAAAGCAATCGGTGTAGTGTTCACACCCACTGTAGCAGGTAGCTCGCTCTTCCAGTGTGAGAGTATAAAACTTATGCCCTCTCCACCGACCTACATTCACGACCTTACCTAGTTTGCTACCCGTATCCGGTTTAATAAATTTATATTTGTAGTCTACCGGATCGTGAACATTCTTACGATACATAGTAGTATGGTTTACTACTGCTGGATGATCTGTTTTAAGTGTGGTCATTGTATTTATTTACCCCTCTTTCTTAGAATCCTAAAGATTTCTACTAACATATCAGACTGACGAGCTAACTTATTGAAAGCATGTTTTGCACAATAGAGATTATTCAAAAACTTGTCAAGGTTAAAGTCTTTTGTAGCCAATGCTTTCAACATAGCCTGTTGAAACTGTTGCTTTTTAAAGGTTCTCTGTTCTATAGGTGGGTTTGCGGCTATATTCTTTACACTTTCTAACTGTGAAAGTCTTGTTTGCACCTCTGTTAAGTGTTTATTAGTTAATTTTCCTGTCTTAAATTCTCTATTACCTCCATCTTTGTGGTCTCTATCAGTCTTATTTTGAAAGAGTGCCACTAATAATCCTGCTGTAATATCATAGCGTTCTAAATATTCGATAAAGATTTGATATGTTCTTGCTTGTGGTCCCTCTTTACTCCACATATCTGCAAAGTTTCTGAGTGTCCAATTCTTTTGATTACAGTTTAAGACTGACATCCAAAGCGGATCATAATCTTCTGTTACTTTAACATGCACTGGAACACCGATGATTTTTGCGGCCTCATATCTATGCTGCCCATCAATTAGATATAATGTATTATTATCTTCATTATAATGGGCTATGATAGGTTTAATATGTAAGGCGTTGGTTTGTTCTATAGAGATTTTTATCTTTTCAATGTCATGTTTTTTTGGAACCCTATTTGAATTTAAAAATTTAACTTCAAATGGGGATTCACAGTTGGTTGGTAAAATTATATTGACAGTAGTGTCATCTATCAATTTGCTAAACTTACTCTTTGTTGTACGGTTCATGGTCTTATCCTTTTACTAGGTAGGTGTATTGAATACGGCTACACCTTTAGGCCGTATATGTTTTAAAATTTATAGCCATTCCCATTTACCTTTATAATAAGTTTTCATTCCGGTACAGCCAGCATTATACATTGCCCAATCCAGAGGATCAAAGTCACCGACGCCTTCAAAATCCCCTACCATTCTTCCTTCATAGTAAAGTTTTTTGTCATCGTCATACAGCTTAAACTTTAAACCCTTACCATCTTTTAGTAGTTCATTTGCAACATGTTCATCCATGTTTTCTGTTACTAACAATCCACCATCAACGAAATCAGTGTGGTCCTTGTCTATAATCCATGCGTATTTTTCAGTCATTTATTTTTACCTTTCTAGCCATTCTTCAAAGGTTAATAGTGGTTCACCATTTCTAGTATTGTCACCACCTTCACCATCATCAGCGAAAGCTAAATAAATTTCGTATCTTTGTTCAAGCGTACCACCATATTCAGTCATTAGTTATCTCCTATCATTTAATAATTAAAGGGTTTTTATTTTTAGATAATGCAGTCAACTTACTGATTACAGTTTTAAATTCAGGATGGTTTTTATTTCTTATAGCTAAATTTCTCAGCAACCATCGCACATTATTATCATCAAATAAATCCCGTCTTGATTCGGGAATATCCATATCTTTGGGAAGTAAAACATCAGTCATTTTGTGCTACACCTTCATACAAATTTAACGGTAACAGATTTAACTATGCCGTCTTCTATCTCTGCGTAGACAGGATATTCTCCGTCACCATGTCCTGTCGTAACGCACACGCCCAAACCTTCAGCGTATTCATTAAATCTATTTTTAGTACGGTAACTCATTGATGTATGTTGTTTATTTCCCATTTCTTTAATCAAACTATTCCACAGATCATTACCGTCAGCATCAAGTATGGTGCGTTGACTTGCATCATAAGGTAAGGTATAGCATGGATCACCTATAAAACACATACCTGCATCGACTCCGATTGAGCCTATTTTTATACGAGACATTATTTTATTCTCCTATCATTTAATCTTCGTTTTTATCAGTTGGAAGGGTAGCACCACTCTCTCGCAATGCTACAACCTCGTCTAACATATCTTTGCCGTACTCATCTGATACTCTTAACTTGTGTTTTAATTCCCTCACTTCTACCTCTAATTCTGAAATTTTGTCGTACCTTTCTTGGCATGTGCGTCGCCGACGGCTTTTCCCGATAATTTTTCTTTCACTCATAATTCACCTTCCTTTTCCGAACGAATGTCCAGTCGCACCTATTGTAGTGCAAACCTTGGCTTCCTTACTCTATCTTTGTACACAGTTCTTGATTGTCTTTTAACGTAGTCGCTACACGATGTTGCGTAGTTGTCCCACGATCTAAACCGTGTGAAGTGTTGTATCACTTCGTTGATACTTGAACACTGAATAGATTTGCCACGTATATCTGTGACAGTGTAGCAACTGTCGCTTTTATCCCATGTACCGACTAGGTTTTGCTTGTACAATACCCTGCCGTCCTGCGTTAGTCTAAAGCTCATTTTCTGCGCTCCGTTCTAGTTTACACTGTAAACTGTAAAATATTTCTAGTTTACACTGTAAACTGTAACCCAAAATGCAGACGTGCAGAAACACCCCACCGAAGTAGGGTGATCCTGCTAGTCTATGCTAGTTGTTAGTTATGCGGCCTTTACATCATATCCTTTTTTATGCAATTCTAACTGTTCAGTTCTAAACTTAGATTTATTCTTCGGATTAACTCCGATAGCATAGAGGAATTCGTTTTGTTGTTCTGTTGTTAGTTTTATGTAAGCATCAACGGCCTTGATTACAGGGGTTTTCTTAGGCGGTGCAATTGCGGCTCTTAACTCCGTCATAGTTTTGGGATTAAAATTCTTATTTTCCCGAAAGTATTTCCTAATATGGGAGAAGCAAGTCTTTAATGTTGCGCTAGGCTTTGTACCCTCAATATTACAAACCTCTTTTGTAACATTATCGACGTGTTGGTGTGCATATCCTGATTTAACGCAGATATCTTGCCACAACATTGCGGGTGTTAGATCAAACCTTTCGTAAGCCTCCCTAGTTAGGTTCAAAATATTATCTCCGTAAACTTGGGCACCCTCCCGGAAAGTGTCGGTTTTTGCCTGAAGCTTTTGAAGCTCTTCAGCTATAACAACAACCTCTTTTGTTAAAGCTTCTCTAGTTCTATTTTCCTTAGCCATTTTCAATCCTATTCTAGTTTACATTGTAAACTGTAAAGTGTTGCAAAAATGTCACACATTTTTTTTAAACATTGCGACGCCCCATTATGGCATTTTTGAAAATGTAAGTCTATAAAATAATAAAAATAAATGTAAAAAAATCGCTTGACTTTTGATTATTTTTCAGATTTTTTTGTTCACGTTTTGTTCTTTTTGTTCTCGTCGTGGCACTCGTCATAGTTAGCACAGACTAATCAAATCAGTGAAGGTTATGAATGTTGCAAAGTGTTATAAAACTTAGCTTTGGCTAACTTTCTTAGCCGTATGCAACACATTCTGTACAAATGGGGGATGATAAACAATAGAGTACTCACCAATTGACTACAAAACAATTTACAAATCAATTGTTGGGACTCCGATTGTTGGGAAATAAACTGTTGGGTAATCAACAATTAGGGGTGGGGGAAAAAACTGCGGCGTTACGTCGTATAGCATAGTATCTGTGGTGGAGGAATATTATCAAAATAAAATGGACTAAAATAATAAACCAATCAACGGCTATAAAGTTACTTTAAAGTTACTTTAATATATATTATTTATATTTATTTTAATTTAATAGTTGCATTGGAGTACTAAATAGTGTATAATAGTACTATGGAATTACTAGAAAGTACTAATGAGTACCTACAGCCCTTTATTAATTTAAAAGGTCTACTGGATACTAAAGTAAATCAAGAATCAAATGATGATTTCCTTACATTCGTCAGAATGATGGCTCCTATGCTTGTATCTGATTGGCGAATGGGTCGTCATATTGAAGTTATATCAAATAAACTAAAACAATTAGAATCAGGTGAAGTAAAACGGCTGATGGTATTTCTTCCACCACGGTCTTCTAAGTCTGTTATCTGCTCTAAACTCTTTCCTGCTTGGTATATTGGTAGAAATCCTACACATGAAATACTGACTGTATCCCACAGTGACCAGTTATCCAGTGATTTTGGACGATCTGTACGAGATGTGGTGAATACAGAAGAATTTCAAAAGATTTTTAAAGGAGTCTCTTTAAGGAGCGACGTAAGAGCCGCAGGTAAGTGGAAGACAAACCAGAATGGAACCTACTATGCTGCTGGTGTACGCTCTCAAATAGCTGGTAGGGGCGCACATATTGCTATATTGGATGATGTGATGTCTGAAGAGGATGCAATCAGTGCATCAGGTAGGAGATATATCAAGGAATGGTACCCAGCAGGGCTTAGAACCCGTATTATGCCCAACGGCTCTATAGTTATTATTAATACACGCTACCACTATGATGACCTATGTGGCTGGTTGCTAAAACAACAGGAGAATATGGGAGAGTTTGAAACAATCCCATGGGAAGTGATTAGAATACCTGCATGGGTG